AATCGCCCCTCGGGATCCACTCGCCACGTGTCGAGCGTCAGCCACTCCAGCGGATGCCGCGTATCTCCAGCCGGGATCGGCAGCGACTTGACGGGCAGGGCCGCGAGTCCGGCCCAGTCTTTGCGGCCCGTGTGCCACGCCTCGCGGATTACCTCGGCTGGGATCACCAGCGACGGCTTCGCGGCCGGCGCGGCGACGACGCCCGGCGCGGCCTGCTGGTGCGGCGGAGCTGCGGCGCGCGGGGCCTTCGCTCGCGGCTTCGACGCCTGGGATGGGTCGCGCTTCCAGCTTTGATACCGGTCGTAATTGGCGACCTTGATTCGCATCCCGCTTCGCTCGCGGGTCGTCTCGATTCGCTTGCGTCGGCGGAGTCGCCTCAGGGCCGCTTCGAGTTCCCCGACCGTGCAATGGTTGGCCTCGGCGAGCGCCGCCCGCGTCGTCCAGACCGTGCCCCGCTCCGGCCCCTCGCGCCACTCGGCAGCGAGGATCAGATAGAGGAAAATTCGGCTGCCGTGGTGGTCGGCCCACAGCGACCCGCCCAGGATGCGGCGCTGTATCCGCACCCAGTGTCTCGGTTCGTCCATTGTTGCCCGCCGCCGCTTTTGGTGTATGATTCGTGCGTCTTTCCGCCGTTAGGCGGCGCGGTCTCGCCAGCCGCGCCGCCTTCTTTTTTGACTGCCTAGCTTTCGACGGTCTCACGCTCGATCGCGCTCGCGAGCAACTCGGCCGCCTGTTGCAGCCGAATGTCCGATCCGTTTAGCTCAACTATGATCGGCGATTCGTTGTCGGGCCGCACACGGTCACTCAGCGCCCAGACCGCCACCCGCGTCGTCTGCACCATCGCCAGCAGCTTCGTCAGCCGCCGTTGTCGTTCGAGGGAGTTCATGAGCCCTCCTTCGGCGGCGCCGTGGTCGTTGTCGTAACCGCCAATCCCGCCGTTCGACTTGACAGATTTGCTAGGTGGTTAGCCTTCCAGCTCGCCCGCACAACACGCTGCCATAGCTCGTCGAGTTGCTGCGCGACGGCTAAGCATTCCTGCCGCATGGCGTCCGCTTCGCGTGACACTTCCTCCATCCGCTGCGTTTCGTCCGTGGTCATTCCGAGCCCCTTTTTTCCGGCGGCGCCGTGGTCGTAATCGTGATTGGCGGCACATAGCCGCGTTCCAAACTCGCTAGGTATTCGGCCCGCATTCGCTCGGCTTCCTCCCGAATTTGCCGCGATTTGCGTTGGTCGAGCCATCGTCGCACGCATTCGAACAGCAGCCCTCCAAGCAAATAAACGGAGCCAATAAACGCGACCCATCGCCCTATTTCGACAAGCGTCATCAGCATCACGCCACCGCCCTTTCGCCATCCGAGCACGCCGCCGTGTAGAGCGTCACGCCCGACCCTTCGAGCTGGATCCGCACCGACTCGCGGTTGTCGGGGTCCAGTCCCTCCCATGCCTCCTGCGGACAGACCAGCACACCGCGACGGCCCACGGCGCGGATCGCGAAGTCGATGGCCAGCCGCCAGCGTTCGCCGTGCGACAGGTCAGCGTAGAGCGTCTGCCCGCGAGCCGTATCGGTGACGATCCGCCCATCGTCGACCCGCAGGGCGGCGGAGCAGGCGGAGACGACCGCCGACAGCACGCCGTCCACGCCACGGGCCGCGCCGCGTAGCCGCTGCTCGTCGCGAGCCGCTTCGCTGGCCTTGGCGTGGGCCCGCTGGATCTCCTCCTGCCGCCGCAGGGCTTCGCGGATTCGGCCACCGACTTCCATTGCCGAATTGGCGTCTTGGACGGCGCGCCACGCCGCCGCCGCTTCGTCGGGGGCTGGTATCGGCACCCACGCCTCCGCGACGATCGCTTGGAGTGTTGCCACGTGAGCGGCGCGGGCCTTGACCGCTTCCAGGTCGGCCTCGGCTTGACGCGCGAGCGTCGCGGCAATGCGCCCATCGGCTTCAGCCGCTGCCAGGGCCTGCTTGGCCGCTTCAAGCCGCTGGATCATCATCGCCACTTCGTCGGCGTGCTTGTGGACTAGCCGATGCGCGTGAAATGCCCGCTCCTCCGCCGCCGCCAAATCTCCCGGCGAAAACTGCACGCCAGCAAGTTCGGCCTCCGCATTGGCCCGCCGCTTGGCCGCCGCCGCGTACGCTCGCTCGTCGGCTTGCAGCTCGGCCACGTTGGCCCGCGCGGCCGCGTACCTCTCCGCCAGGACCGCCGCGTCGTGCTCGCCGGTGGTGTCGATGCCCGCGTTCTCCCGCTGGAGCGTCTGGGCGGTGCTCATCGCCGCCGCCGCCCGTTCGCCGTGCCGCCGCGCCTCGGCTTCGATGGCCCGCTTGATCTTGCCCGCCAAGGTGACGGGATCGCCTGCGGCCATCTCGCCCACGAGCCGCTCCCACTCGCCTGGGTCCGGCAGCAGGTCGCGGAAGTCGGCGGCGGAGAGCGAGCGGCCGGAGATGGCCACGATGGCCCGAACTCGCGCCGCGTCGGCCGCGACCGGATCGGCAATCCCGGGGTCGACCAGGGCGGCCACGTCGCCACGGCCCTCGATCGACACCACATCGGCCTCGCCACGCCTGCGGGTCGAAGCGGCCACGGTGATGGTCGCGCCGAAGGCCTCAATCGTGCCACGAGCCGTTCCGTCGCGGGCGGACAGGTCCGCCTTGCCTCCGATCGCCGCGCGGATCGCTTCGAGGGCGGTGGACTTGCCCGACCCGTTGCGGCCTGCGAGCACGACCACGCCGCCTTGCTCCGGATGCGGGATGGCCCATTCGGTTATCGGGCCTACGTTTCGGATGGTGATGTCAGACATTCTTTGGTCTCCTTTGCTTTGGCTTCCCTGGTCTTTAGCTTCTCGAATATTTGGGTCATTGTGCCGATGTCGCCCTTGAACTCGGCGTCATCGTCGGCGCTCAAAAAAATGCAGTGCAAAATGGCCTCGCGGAGATGCGATACCGCGAGCCCGTAATCGCCTTGGTTTTTTCCGAAAGCGCCTTGGTTTGTCATTTGCTCGCGTCTCCTTGCTGCCGCTCGGCCCACTCCGCGTTTTTTCGCATTTGCCGCAACAGTTCGGAAATACACGCGGCGCGCTTCCAGATGTCTCTTTGCAAATCTTGATGACACTCGATCACCAAGCCGCAAATCTCAGACATCAGGCCGCTGGCGAACAGGATGTCCTCTTTGGCGACTTGATACGGCGGCTTTTTTTCCGCCTTCGGTTCGGCGTCCGGTTTCTTGGTCATTGCCCCGCGTCTCCTTTCGCCGCCTCGCGGGCGGCCGTCAAAATGTCGCGGTACGTCACGGCCTCTTCGAACTCCTCCTCGGTCAGCGTCGCGGGGATGGCCCACCGCGACACGTCGCGACCCGCTGCGGCCTCGGCGTCGATCGACGAACGCCACGCGGCCATTGCCGGCGAGTCCCCAGGCACGCCCACGGGTGGCGGCGGTGGCGGTGCGACTTGCGTCACCACGGTTCTCGGAGCGGTGGCCCGTTGCATCGCCTCGGCGGCCGTGCGGGGCGGTCGGGATGCGGGCGCGGCCGGCCCGTCGAGTTCATCGGCGGTATACATGCCAAGGATCACGTCCGGCACGTACATTCGCGCCCAGTCACGTACAGCGTTGTACCAGAGCTGCAAGTCCGGCTTGGTCGCCCAAAGCGGCGAGTTCTTGGGCTTGATGTCTTTGATCTTCGGCGACGTGTAAATGAACGGCTCCTCCTCGCCGTGCAAATACCCTTTGACCTGACATTGGCGATTCTCGCCTTCGCCCATGTATATCGGCCGCAGCCGACGGGCCAGCGGTGCCCGCCGCTCGACGATGGCATGGATGGCCTGCGACTCGTACGCCAGCCGATCGTTGACCACGTAGGTTTTGTTCGCCAATGCCGTCGGCGACAAATTCAGCTCGGCGGCGGCCAGGACGATCCCCAGGCAGATGCCCGGTTTTCCTCGGCAATGCGGCGGTACGGCCTGGGCGCTCAGGGCGAGCACCTTGGCCACTTGCATGGCGTCGACCATCGTGGCGATGGACGCTCCGCCGCCTTGGCGGATCGCAACGGCCGCCGCGTGCGCGAGGTCAATCGTGATGCCCGTCGGCTCTGCCGTAGCGGGTGTTTGTGTTTGCGGTTTCGTTTGTACTGCGTCACTCATTGGTTTCACTCCAGTTCGATTGCATTAGTTCGTCTGCCATCTTCAACGCCTTGTCGCGAAATTCAGTCGATTTCGCTTTCTTAAACCGGAGGACGCGGCAGGTCGACGGCTCGACGGTGTAGCCTTTGCGCTCCTGCGTCTGCCAATACCACGCCCCGGAGCCGTCCGGCAGCGAGCCCGCGACGTGCGGACCGATGGCGGTCTTGATCCGCGACTCGGCGTACTCGATCTGTTCGTCGAGTTCCTTTCGCTGCCGTTTCCACGCGGATAGGTCCGCGGATATCTGGGCGAACAGCGGATCCAGTTCGACGATCTCGCCATCGTCCCACGGGTAGACGCGCCGCATGTCGTCGGCCACTTGTCGCGGGTCGCCGAACTCCTCGGCCCACGTCGGCCGCTCGCGGGTCTCGACCGCCTGCCACAGCTTGGCCTCGACTTCGAGCAACCACCCCTGCACGGCCTTGTCGGCGTCGAGCTGCACCACCGTCAGGTCGCGGCCGCCGTAGAGCGTCAGCAGCAGGCAGCGGTCGAGCCCCGTAGCCATCATCTCGTGCTGGCACTGGATCTCGTAGTGCACCGGCGTTTCGCGCGGGGCCGTCTCGCGGGCCGTCTTGATCTGGATGAGATACCAGTCGCGGCGGCCGGCGTCCCAGCCAATCGCGTCTGGCGTGCAGCGGAGCCACGGCCGCTCGTCGTCGTGAACGATCACGTGTTGGGGCCACAGGTCGCACTGGGCGTCGGGGCGCTCCTGCCGGTAGGCTTCGAGCACCACCGGCTCCAGCAGGTGGCCCATCCGCACCGCCTGGGCGTCGGCCGGGGCCTCCGGTTCGGCGATGCCGCACTTCTCCGCCCAGAGGCCGAGGGCGTGCTTCCAAGGGCTGACACAGACAGCGGCGGCGGCGTCGGACCCGCCAATGCCCTTGCGGCGCTCGGCGAGCCAATGCTTATCGCCCCAATCGTGGACATCGAGCCAGCAGTCGAACCGCACAGACAGGGCGTGCATCTGCCCGTGTTCTTCGCCGCGCTCGGCGATTTCGTCGAGCGCCGCTTTTAGTTGCCATTTCGGGATCACAAACAATCTCCTAAGGATAAAGTCCAAACAAACAAACCTCGGCCGCTGCCGCGATCACCGCCAGGGTGGCGAGCGGGGCCGACACCACGATCAGACAGTCGATGAGACAATCAACCACGGGGCGGCCTCCGTTCGAGTTCCTCGCGGATGAAGCGGACCTCGCGGGGCGCGTCGCAGGTCAGCAGAAAGCGGTCGCCGTCCTCGCGGTGGTGGACTCGGATCATCGCCTCGACGGTCGAGCCGTCGCAGCGGACGAATTCGATTCGCAGGCCCTCGCCGGGCTTGCGGGTGACACTTAGCGGCATGGCGGGGCCTCCCCGATTGGCGACAGCGGCAACGTCGGGCCGAGACGTGCGATCAGGTCAAGCCGCAGTGCTTCCCAGTCACCGGCCGCGCACCGCGTCTCGATCTCGTCGACCATCGCCGCAAGCTGCGGCAGTTGGGCCAGCACGTGCGGGCGGCACTCCGCGCACCGCTCTGGCAACTGGTGGGTGTAGGTTTGGCGGCCAGTCATCCATTCAAGCGCCTCGTAGAGGCTGTGAATACTTGGAGCGGCAAATGGGCCCGGCGACTCCAGCACCCAGTCCGTGGCGATTGTCGCCACCCACGTCGTAGAAAAATTTCGCGTTGGCATTTACCGTCCCTCCTCAATTGATTCAACGTCCATTGCCGCGTCGGCCCGGATCTGCTCGCACTCGGCCAGGGCTTCGCGGGCGGTCGCTAGGACTTGCTCGCGACTGTAGGCGATTAAATCGCGGTACAACTCCAGCCTTCGGGCACGAATCCAGGCCGCAGCCAGCTTCGTGATGTCGCCGAGTTTTTCGTGCTGCAAATGCAAACCGCCGCACTTCTCCTCGTGCCACGTCGGCTCGGCCGCGACCAGCTCTTCGTGCAGTCGCCGAACATTGTGCCACTTTTTGATTTTCGACATACGTTTCCCTTTGCTAATTGATTTGAAGTCGCCGTCTCTCCGGCGTGTCACCGACTCCGTGCTACGCATGTACGGTTCTGCGAGTTGCTGTCACGGCCCAGTCGTGCATCAGTCACTAGCCTCCTGCACGCTCCCGCTTTTTCAAGCCGCTTTCGCGGCTAACACTAGTGCGGAACTCCCTCGTGGTCACGTCAGATGCGGCCTAAGCTTCGTCTGGCGTCAGCCAGTCCGCGATGATCGCGGCGGTAGGCAGGTCGCCGTTGCACGTCGCGTACATGGCGTCCATGCCGCGCGTCTGCCCGTGCCGCTCGTCGTAGCGCTCGCACGCCCGCGAGGCGATGCGTGGCGTCATATGGGCCTCGTGGAACTCGGCCGCCACGCTCGCGTCCCAGCAACCGGCGCCGCACCACTCGTCAGTCTCGGCGGCGTCGAACCCGTGGTCGTACCACTCATTGGCGATGCGTTGGGCGGTCTGCCGGTCGCCGCCGCTGAAGACCGGGCCGTGGGTGATGAGTACGCTGGCGATTTCGGCGATTCGGTTCGATTCGGTCATGTAAATCCCTTTCGTAGTGTGATGCCCGGCCGCGACGTGCGGCCGGTGCGTGATGCGTGAGAGTGACTAGCTGGCCTTGGTCGCTGGCTTGCGGGTCGCAAGCCGCGCGGCCTCGAATGACTCGCCGGCGGTCATAAGCTTGGCCATGGCGGTTACCCTGTCGATGTCGGTCTTCATGCTGACGACTTCACCGTCCTTGACGTAGACGACCCGATAGCTGCGGCCGTCGGCGGTGGCGATCTCGTACAGACCGACGCACACGTCGGCGGTCTCGATCCAGCTACCTTTGCCTTTGCGGCGGGCTCGCAACATCTCGTCGCGCTGCTCGTCGTCGCTGCACTTTGTCTGGCAGAACTCGCGGCGGAAACCGAAATCGGCGTCAATGCCAGTGATGCTCGCGATCCAGGTCTTGGCCGCGTTCTTGCCGGTGTAGCCGATGCACTTGGTGACTTGATACTTGACGGTGTTGGCCATCGGTAAATCCCTTTGTGTTGAATGACGTGTCCCGTAACTGGTACAGATACATTATCGGCACGCCATGCTAGTGTCAATACACTCTCTCACGATTTTTTTGGGCGGGGCAGAATCACGCCCAGCCGGTCACAGATTAGGGCCAGCGTGTAGGCCTGCGGCAGCGTGCCGGCGAGCGCCCGCTGAACGGCCGACTTCGATACGCCGGACTGCCGGGCGAGTGCCCGGATCGACAAGTTTTCCCGCTGGGCCGCCGCGCGGATCATCGACGCGACGGCGGCGGAATACTGGGCCTCGCTCATCTCCACACCGCGCGGCCGAGCTGCTGCTCGATCAGTCCCCGCGTCCTCGACGCTGCCGCGTCGAACCGCGGCACGAGGATCTCCGGCGGGCGTTCGCCGGCCGCTGCTCGGCGCTCGCGGATCACCTCGGCGTAGCGGTCGTACCACGTCTCGTCGTCACGGCCTCGCATGTAGGCTTGGCAGTGATGCGACCCGGTATCCGCCCAGCGGAAGACGTACGACGGGGAGCCGTAGTCATCCGGGCGGCCAGGGGTGCCGTAGGTGGCCTGGAGACGCGCGAGCATCTCCTGGTCGAAGGTGCTGCGCCGCGTCTCGACCCAATCGGCGGCGATGTCGCGGACCGCCAGTGCCCCGTGGAATCGCCCCGCGGCCTCCTCGATCTGCGGCGAGCCGGTGTAGGTCGACCAGACCGCGCCGGGATGCGCCCAGGCCCGCGTGGCGAGGGCCTCGGCAACGGCGTGCAGATGCCACGGGAGGTAGATGTCGTCGTCATCCCACACCGCGTAGGCATCGGGCTTGCCGGGTAGGCCGGTCCAGTCGGTCCAGTTCGCGCGGGCGTGACGCACCATCCAGTTGTATTTCGACCCCAGGTCGGGCGCTCGCTGCGGGGACCGCAGGAGCGACCAGCGGCGGCCCTGCTGCTCGTGCCACCACCCCTCGTCGACGTGGGTCTGGCTTTCGAAACAGGCGATGGCGTTCTCGATCAATTCGCGCGTGCGGCCGTAGGTGGGCATTAGGACGCAGATGTTCATGGGCGGGTCTCCAGGCGGGCGTGGATGGGATCATCGGACATGGCGATTACGGCAAGCCGGTCCGCGTAGGAGACGCGGCACAAGTTGTTTTCCGCGAGGTACGCTATTGCCTTCTTCTCGTTGTCATAATCGCAATCATGAATTAACAGACGCGACCAGTTGCAATAACAGAATCGTCGCATAAAGACCCCGACGGCGTCGTCAGAGTGGTCCGCATCGTAAAGAACCACTTCGCAGCCGCCAAAGCCGCGCGTGACAAGCGGATCCCGGAAGTCGCACATCACCGGCACGATCCGCCCGGCCACGATCTCCTCCCGGCAGTTTTGCTCGAATTCCGGGAAGAACCACCCACGGCCGGCGTAGTCGTCTCCGCGCCACGTATCGATCGCGTAGATTCGCTTGGCCGTGGCCGCCGCGAACATCGTTGATCGGCCCTTCCACGAGCCGATTTCGAGCACGGTTCGGCCCTCGGCCGCGAGCGCGTACGCTAGCCCTTCGCGATTGCTGAAGAACCCCTGCCACTCGGGAAACCACGAATGATCGTTAGCCGCCGCAAGCTGGTTGATTGGCTCGCTGGTGGCGAGCAGTTCGGCAATAACTAGGTTCATTATTGTTCGTCCTTATCGACATAGCGAATTCTGTCTTCATCGGCTTCGCGCTCCGGATCGGGCACGCGTGGCGCCCTGGCCTCGGCCCGGTCAATCGCGATCGTCACCAGTGAGCGGTACGGGTCGGTCGGGTCGATCTGCCACGCGATCCCAGTGGCCACGGCGTAGACGGCAGCCTTAAGCCGCTCGGCCCAGCCCCATCGCGGTGCGCCTTCGGTAATCCACCCCACGATCTCGTCGATTCGCTCGCGGCAGACGGCCGGTCCCCATTGGTCCATGGTCGCTTGCCGGGCTTTGCAGTCGCAGCCACCGCTCGACACGATTCCCATCTGGCGGAGCATGTTGGCCAGTTCGGTGCCTGGTCCGGTGTCGATGTCGCGGGCGTTTGGGTCGCACGAGTAGACCGACAGGCCGTACTGGTTGTCGCTGCGGTAGACGCGCACCCAGCGGCGGCCCTTGGCGGCCTGCTCCTCCTGCCATTTGGCGATCCCAAAGTAGAGACCGGGCGCGGCGGAGCCCTCAGCCACATCGCCAAAGGCGGCCGTCCCGCGAATCGCGATCACCTGATGGACTCGCGGGGAGTGGCGGGTTAGCTCCTGGTAGATCCGCTCGCCGCTGTGCAACGTGTCGATGAACAAGGCGTCACAATCCGGGATCGACACGGAGAGCGTATCGGCAAGCGACGCGAGGGCGCCGTGGGTGTAGGCCGAGAGCCACGCCGGGTTCTCGGTGCGGACGGCCCAGTGAATGGCGTCTTGGAGGGCGTCACGCTCGGAGCAGAACGACAGGAGCGACTTGGGCCGCCCGCCGAGGAGCAGGGCGGCGGACTCGCGGCGCTTGGAGAGTTCGACGACGTGACGCTCCTCGGCGAACTGGGCGAGGGCCTGGGCGTGCTGGTCGAGGTCGCGCGGCGTTTGGGCAGCCCACCGGGCGATCGCGCCGACCGTCGACACATCGGGCGGTTGGGCCATCGACGACGGCGGCGGGGCGTAGCCTTGCACCTGGGCGGCCTGCTTGCGCTCGAGTTCCTCCATCGGCAGGACGTTGGGCGGCAATTCCTTGTCGGGGTTGGCGACGAGGTAGTCCCAATCTGCGGCGGGCAGGGCTTGCTTGCGCACGAGCGGGTCGGGGTCGTTGGCGAGTTCGACCACCAGATGCCGCCGGATCTCGTCGATGTCGCGGCCGACGCGCTGGAACCCCAGCACGTAGTTGCGGGCCTTGCTGTACGTGTAGGCGGGCACATTGACGCCGCCAGGCTTCGCGAAGCGGTGAACCCACAGCCAGTCGGGGTGGCACATCGCCAGGTCGCCCCGGTGCCGAAATACCTCGTGGATGCAGCCCTCTTCGCCGCCGAACCCGCGCCAACGGCGATCGAATCCGGGCCACGACTCGCGGCGGCACAAGAACATTCCGAGGCCCTGGGCGTGGATTGGGAAGGGCTTGCCGGCCGCGAGTGCGGCGCGGTCCGTTTCCCAGCGGCCCCACATGCCGCCGCGCCACACGTCATCGAAGTGGGTGGAGACCGATTGCAGGTCGAGACCGTCGTAGAGCAGCGGGCCTTGGTGGAGATCCGAGTCGGTCGGGTGCTCGTCGCACCAATCGTGGATCTGCTCCAGCACGCCGGGCGGCAGGATCACGTGCGAGTCGAGCACCATGACCCAATCGCCCTTCGCCTCGTCAAAAATGCGCTGGCGGGGCTGGGTGGTGCCGCGCATCTCAGGCATGGCGATGTACCGCGCCCCGGCGCATCGCTTGCCCGCGTAGCCCTCGACGAACGCCTTGGCGGCTCCGCCGTGCTCGTTTTGCGGGTCTTGGTCCACGACCACGAATTCGATGTCGCTGGCCATGCCGCCCGCGAGGGCCTGGAGGCGCAAGGACTGGATCGTGAAATACAGGCCGTGGTAGTCGCGGATCGTCGCGCAGCCGATGGTGAGTAGCGGTGGCATACCGGGTCTCCTGGGTTGGTTAGCGTTGCTCAACCCAGTGTACCGCGAATGGGCCAGGGCGTGTTACGGCCCTCCGGGCGGCGGGGCGGTGGTAGGCGTCGTGCCGCTGGTGGTCGTGGTGGTCGTTGTCGTCGTGGTCGTGGTCGTCGTCGTGGTGTTATATCGGCACGGCGTTTCGACGAGCTGATACTTTGCTTCGCACGCTGGCAGCCCCAGTTCGTCGCACGGATTTAGGCACGCGCAATCACCGCCGACGCACCCGCCATTTGGTCCATTACCCGGACCAATGTAAAAAAACGACCCATCAAGCGCGAGCGCGGATTGCCACACGCACGAGCCGGTGCATTGATCCTGCTTGGGCGTCACCGCCGAGCATGGCGGGCATGTCGTCGTTGATCCGCATGGGACGCATGACGTTGGCCCGTAGCCTCCGCACGGCCCCGGTGGCTGGGCGGCGGCTTGCCCTTCGGGGCAGACGCAATTGGTCGCCTCGTAGTCGATGCCGTTGGCGCCGCAGCGGAATAGAGCGTACGACACGCCGGGCGTGAGCTGCGGGCAGCATGTCGTCGTCGACGTGGTGCTCGTGGTCGTCGTCGTAGTCGTGGTCGTGGTCGTCGTGGTGCCCACGCAGGGCGTCCGCCAGCGCTGGCAATCCGCATCGTGGACGGTATCGGTCGGCGGCAGGCAGGGGCACTCCGGCGGGCATCCGCTGGCGAGCAGGAGATAGGCGTTGACGTTCCACCGCCACCAACACGATTGCGTCGCGCACGGGTTGGGCGCGGCGGTAGTCGTCGTGGTCGTCGTTGTCGTGGTGTAACACTGCCAGCACAGCGGCGGCGTGGTCGTGGTGCTCGTGGTCGTCGTCGTTGTCGGCGCCACGCACGGCACGAGCACCGGCGAGCACTGGTCGCCCTGGTACGATGGCCGGACGCATTCGCAGCCGGGATAGTTCGTGTTGCAATTTCGCTCTTTGAGGTGCCACTGGTTGATTGACGGCAGCCACCAATAGACGCAGCCGCCGGTGCAAACGGGCGGCGGTGGCGGCGGAGCGGTCGAGGTTGTGACGCAGGCCGTGGTCGCGGTGCCGCAGTACGGGTTGCCCGTCGGTGGCGGGCACGGGCAGCCTGGGCTGCAGCCGTTCGAGTCGAGCCGCCACTGCCACAGCGAACCCGTCACGGGCACGCCAACCCAGGTGCAGCCGATCGAGCATCCGGGCTGGGCGGTGGTGGTGCTCGTGGTCGTGGTCGCGCAGTCGCACGGGACCGGCGTCGTGGTCGATGTCGTCGAGGTCGTCGTAGTGCAGACCAGCGTCACGGTCTGCTCGCCGGGCACGCAGACGGTATCGGTGCAGGCTCCGTCCTCCCAGTGACACCACGTGGGGTAGGAGCAGCCGCACGGGGCCGCCGTCGTCGTGCTCGTCGTCGCGGTCGTCGTCGTCGTCTCGGGGATCGGCGTCGTGGTCGTCAGGGCCGGCGGTCGGCCGCACGGGTCGGGCGATCCGGTGGTAGTCGATGTCGTGCTGGTGGTCGTCGTGGTGCTGCTCGTCGTCGTCGTGGTCGCGGCAGAGCAGCCGTTGCTCGTCAGGCTCCAGGCGTTGGCGGCCACGCTCCACGTCCATCGGCAGACGCCGGCGCACGGGGTCGTCTCGCCCGGTGGCGTTGTCGTGGTCGAGGTCGTAGTGGTCGTCGTGGTCGTCGCGCTGGTCTGCGGAGAGCAGTCGTCGCCGATCCGGATGATCGCCCAGCGTTCGCAGACGCCGGGTTCCCGCCAGAGGATTCGGGCGGACCCACAGACGACGGCGCGGAGCACATCGACGGCCCCGGGCTCCACGTCGGCGTATTGGTACGATTCCTCGCCCGGTCGGACGAGAACGCGGCAGACGGTCACGCCGGAGACAACGGCGTCGGAGACGGTGCCCGCCAGCACGCCGCCGGACACGATGCCGAAGCGGCCACGGGTCGCCTCGGTGGGGACGACGCCCAGGATGCCTGAGCGGGCGACGAACTGCTCTTCGGCGGCGGGCGACGCGGACGGGTCCACCCACGGTTCGCCCAGGCCGACGACCGAAAACGGCGGCAGGTCTTGGCCGGTCGAGTTCTCGACGAGCAACCGCGTGGCGTCGCGGGCCACCAGCTCGGCCGCGCCGCCGTCGAGCGTGACGCGACGGCCCCGCCATTCGGCGACCACGGCCGACATATCGTTCCAGGTGGCGGCGGAGAGCTTGCGGACCTTCTCGCCGGGGTGGACTTTTTTGGGCATAGTGGCTTAGCCGAATCCGAAAAACGGGGTGAATTCGCCGCGCGGGTAAACCTGCTCGACGTAGGCGTGGACGGGCACCGGATATTCGAGGCCCGATTCGCGGACTCGCTCGTACCGCACCCACAGGTAATCCCAGCCGTCTTTCTTGATCTTCTCGGGATTGCTGCCGTACGTCAGGTCGTCGCGGTTTTCCGATGCCGCGAACTGGAGGGTGATGGCCACGGGCTTCTGCTGCGGGCCGACGAGCGTGTCAATTGGCCCTTGGCCGCGACCGCCCATGAACAGCAACTCGCCTGCCGCGAACCCGAGCCACGGATCGGAGTTTACGCGGCCCGTCGCGCGGGCCAGGCCCTTAACCCAGTCGATCGTGACGGTTCGCGGGGCGTAGTGAGCCGTGACCGTGAATTCGAGCTTCGGAACCACAACATCGACGCCTTCGACTTTGTTCCCCTGCGCTCCGATCGCTCGGCCCAAGTCGGGCGGCATGTTCGACATCGACCACAGCCAATACGACGAGACCGTTTTTTCGGACAACTGCTTACGTGCCGTGGCGCCCATCGTGTCGAAAGAAAAGTCGTAGTCCCCGGCCGCCTTCTCGGGTTCGCTGCGCGGGTCGTCGTCGGGGCCGTACGTCACCTCCGCTTGCCACATCGCGGGGCCGATTGGCGAGCACGTGACCTGTTGGCGGATCAACCGTCGCGGGCCGACTTGATAGGCCAGCGGCGTGGTCAGGACGATTTGGTACAGGGCCTCGTCCTGCGACAGCGGACCACGGCAGACGTAGCGCGAGACCGCGCCGGCGTCTTTGTTCGTGAGAGTCAGGTTCGCGGAGTCGAACCGCTGAAAGATGTCGACCATGATTTACTCGAACTCCAGGCCGCCCTCGGCCATCTTGCCTTCAATGCGGTCGAGCGTCTCGGCCGCCTTGCCGGTGTTTTCCGCGATCGACTGCATGACGTCCGGCCGCATGTCGCCGAGCATACCGGCGACCGTGGCGCTAAAGGTTCCGAGGACTCCCGCCTGCTGCTGGGCGGCCGTCGCTCCGCCCGCGGCGGTCGTCTGCGAGATGTCGGCCCCGGGCGGCGCGCGGCCGAAGTCGAACCGCTGTTTGGTCCGCTGGCGGGCCGCGTCGGCTTCCGCGATCAGCTTGTCCAGTTCTGCCCGCTGGGCGGCCACTCCGGCGTCGGCGGCGGCGCGTTGCTCGTCGGCGAAGAGCCGCAGCTTGTCTTGGGCGGCCGAGATTATCCCCACTGGTCCGAAGATGTACTCGAACGCGGACTCCACCTTGCGGAGACCCCACAAAATCGAGTCGCCCAGGGTCTCGGCGATCGACCAAAAGCCCTTCGACAGCACCGCCAAATTGTGTTCGAAGACGAGCATCACGCCGGCCCAGGCGATGTTGACGGCGAGACCCCACTCGCCCGCCAGAAGGGCGTTCGCGATGCCGCCGATGACTTCTTTGAACCGCTGCCAGACGACCATGATTCCGCTCGTCAGGGCCGACCACGCGCGGGCTCCGGCGTCGGTCAATTGCACGAACGCCACGCCGAGCGCGGTGACCACGGAGATGACGGCGGCCACGGCGAGAATCGCGAGACCCACGGGGCCGGCGAGGAACGCGAACGCGGCGGAGATGGCTGCGACGATGGGGCCGATGGCCACGAGTGCGGAGCCGATGCCGGAGATGATGGCGCCGGCCGTCGCGAGAGCGGCGCCCACGCCGAAGACGGCGGTGCCGACGGTGACGAGGGCCGCGCCGACGGCGAGCACGATCTTGATAAGGCCACGGTTGTTCTGCGCGAATTCGATGGCGGCGGCGAGGGCCTGCGTGATGATCGGAATGAATGGCGTGACGGCTTCGATAAGGGCCGCGCCGAATTCCTGCCAGATGCGTTTGAGCTGTTTCCCGATCACGGCCATGCTGTCGCCCCAGGCCGCGAACATGCCGATGTCCTTCGAGGGCACGGCGAGGCCAAGGTCGGCGAACTGTTGCTGCATCGCGGCGATCCCCGCGCCGCCTTGGGCGAGCATCGGCAGGAGTTCGACGCCCGCCTTGCCGAAGGCTTTCATCGCGGTTGTGGCCCGCTTCGATGGGTCGGGGATGCGGGAGATTCCGTCGGCCAAAAGCTTCACGCGCTCGTCGGGAGACGCGGCCAGGAAGGTGGCGGCGGAGAGGCCCATCTGGTCGAGGGCGGCGGTGGCTTCAAATGATCCTTTGCCGACCGCGTCGGCGAACTTGGCGACGCCGATCAGGCCCTTGGTGAGGGCCTCGGCCGACGCGCCGCCCTCCTCGGCCGCGAGTTGCAGGGTGGACAGCGACTCGACCGATAGGCCCGTGCGAATCGAAGCGTCTTCGAGGTCGCCAGCGTAGTCGCTCCAGGACTGGGCGGCGGCGAGCACTGGGCCAACGATGGCCGCGCCTGCGGCGGCAATCGCGGCGCCGGCCACCATCGTCGTGCGGCCCATGGATTCGAGCCGCTCGGACACGGCTTCGATTACCTTCGAGGCCTTGTCTTCGGCGGTGATTTCCCACCACGCGCGGCCTGCTTTGACGGTTGAGGCGCCGGGCATGGGTTAGGTTCCGAAGTAGAGTTCGACGAGGATCACATCGTTGGTCGTGCCGCTGATGTCGAGGTTCTTCGCCGAGCCGGAGACGGCTGGCTTACTCGACGCCACGGCGTTGATGATCGCGATGATCGTCTCTCCAGGCCGCACGTCGATATCGTTCGAGCTGCCGAACATGGCGTAACCGTTCGACGCGCCCGGAGCCACGTTGACGGCGCCCGCGTTGGTTGTGGGGCACGACAAGCGGACCGCGACCAACTTCTTGCCGCTCGCGTCGATCGTGCGGGACGCGGCGATCGGAAGAGCCGCGCCGGCGGCGGCGGTCAGGTCAATCGTGGTCGTGCCGCTGATGGTGATGCGCCGGACGATTGGCGAGACCTCCAGCTTGGGCGTCGATTGGGCGTCGAGCGAAGCGGTCATGTCCGCGCCGGTCACGGCCAGGGTCCGCTGCGAGACGCTCGCGCCGCTCGGTGCTTCGGATTGGGAGAACACCTCGGAGCCGGCGAGGGAGAGGGCGGCGGTTAAATAGGTGTTGCTCATTGGGTTCCTGCTTCGGCATAAAGGTCCGGGTATTTGTCCGCCGCTTCGACCATTGCGGGGCCGACGAAGGGACGGGCGTCGATGTTGGCCGCGACGAACTTCGGCCCCCATACTTCGTCATGGAGACGCTGGGCGCGGGCGGCCTGGGCCGGTGTTTCGATCGGCACAAAGACCACCATCCGCTCGTTGCCTTTTTGGTCGACGACGAACTTTTGGGCAGTGCCGCCGAGGCGCCCACGATTCACGTCCGGCGCTTCGCGGGACTGGCCCCATTTGGGGCTGGAGGTCGTCCGCTTTTGGTCGACTTCGATGGGGCCGCTTCCACCGACGCGCATCTTGCGCCAGAGTTCGTTGTATCGCTTGCCTCCGCCGTATTCCATCATTTCGGGGACAGTCGTCGGGCCGGAAAGCATCTGGTCGGCGCCAATGCGAATTGGGCCGACGACGACGGAATCGGCCGACGGGTCGTACGCGAACTGCACGTTCTTCAGGGTCGCGTACCGACTTTCGCTATGGACGGTTGGCGTCTCGCCGGGGCGGCTTTTTCGTTTGCGTTTACGCGGCTTGCGGCGGATGATTTTTCGCGAGAGGGCGCCGGCCTTTTTGAGCGCGGAGAGGCGTTTGGCCGACAAGCGTTTGCGGACTTCTTCGCGGTCGAAAAAGAAGTCCTTGACCTTGGCTTTGAGCGTCAGGCTCATTGGGCTCCGTCCTCCGGGAACATGCCACGCATCGCGAGCAGTTGGCCCACGGTCAGCGGATTGCCGCGAGCCTTGCCAGCGCGGCGCCATGGATTGAAGTCGGCGGGGCTGAGGCGTTTGGCGGCCTTCGGATTCTGGGCGGCGATGGTGGCGTAGATCATGCTGCTCGTGTGCTCCCATCGGTCCCGCGAACGGGCCTCGGCCATCGTCGTCAGTTGCCACCAGGTCAGCGGTCCGGGATCGACTCCGAGTTCTCCGGCGAGGCGCCAGACGATCCGCCAGGGATCACCGGCAGGGGCTCGGCTTCGATCTGCTCGCGGGCCTGAGTCCACACGCTCGCGGCGATCTGGTCCCGCTTGGCTCGCATCGCCCGCAGGGCTGCCGCTGCCGCCGGTCCCTGCGTCGCCTCGAAAAAAACCTCGATCTCCGTGAGCAGGTCGGCGAGTCCATCGGCGAGCACTTGGCCCGCGAGAAGCTCGCCGAACTGCTCGTCCGTCAGGCCCGCGGCGTCGGCCTGCGGCTTAATGGCCACGTAGAGCACGTCGCACGCGGATTGGGGCGACAGGATCACCCGCTTGACGCCTTCGGCGACGGAGCCGCCCGCGAGAAGGTCGAGCAGGTCCACGTCGAGCATCGTCTTGATCCGCCGCAGGGCCGCGATGGAAAGCGTACAGTCCCACGAGCGGCCGGTCTTGTCTTTGAACATGTCGTCTCCTGATGGTGGTGGTGGTGGTGGTGGTGGCGAACCGTGGCGGCTTACGGCGTACCGGTGGTCGTGACCGTGACCCACGAGGGCAGGACGAGAGCGCCGGCGGAGATGGCCCGCGTGACCTTCACGGTCACGTCGTAGAGCGTCACGTCGTCGAGCGATTCGGACCGCTGGAACGACGTGATGATGCCCGCGAACTTGACGTATTGCGTCCCTGCCGCCGCGATCGCGCCAGAGGCGACGGCGTAGTGGATCGGCGTGCGGGCGTAGTAGCCCTGCTGAAGCGCGACGAAATCGGCGTCCCCGTAATCGCCGATCATCTGGAAGGTCAGTTCAAGCGTTTGCAGACCGGCATCCGACATCGCAAACCCGCCGCCATCGCGGGCGGAGACATCCACATCCGTCATGGAGTCGGCGACGGCAAGGTCGCGGCAGTTGGCGATTTCGTTCCACGTCGGGCTGGCCACCGTGCCCGTGTTGCGGTAGAGCTTGGCCTCGTGGCCCATCACGTGCGTCTGCGAGAGCGTCATACAAAGACCCTTATAGTTTTTCGATGACTCGGAAAGTGAGACGGCCCCAGGCGTACCATCGCCCGCCGTCCTTCAGTTGTTTGCGTGATGGGAGTTGAATCTGCCCCGACATCTGCGTCGCGGGCACGCCCGATATCCGCAGCGCCTGCGAGTAGTAGTAGCGTTCCATTTTTTGGAGCACGGTCGTCAGGCCGTCGGTATCCGCGAGTTCCGCGCCGATCACCGGCAGCTTCGCGGTGCAATGGACGATCAGGTCGGTATCGGTCTGGAGGTGTTTACGCGCGATGCGTTCGGTCCGCTGGGCGTCGACGAGGATGGCGACCCGCAGCGGTCCATCGGTTTGATTGACGGTCTCGAACCACTTGGGCACAGGCGTAAACGGCCAGTCGGTGCCGAAATACGCGGTACCGGCGGCCGTGAAGTCGGCGATCACTCCGTCGCGGATGTCGGTGGCGATCACGTGGTCCGCTCCGCGAGTTTCACCAGGACCTCGATTCGGTTCCCGAAGGCGTCGCTATCGCGCCACCAGCGCTCGCCGTCGATCGGCAGGACGTCGTACCGCGAGGTCACGCCGCCGACGGTGATGGTCGCCACGTCGCCGCGTTGCGGCAGGCCTAAGGAAGCCAGCGCGTCGCGGCGAAACGTGAGGCGCATCTCGAACCCGTAAAGGCTGTTCTCCTCCTGTCCGGCGTCGTAGGGCTTGTGGCGGCCGATGGTCGCCGCGATGCCCACGGTCGACGCGCCGCGCGAGTACGCGACCGCCGACGAAGCGTGGTCGACGAGCTGAGCGTCGAGCCACGCCATACCGGATTGGAGGAGGTTGGCCATACGCTTAGCTCGGGAGCAAAGGCAGGGTGTAGACCTGGGTCGCGGACGAGCCGATGAACGTCGCAATCGTTCGCGCGGCCATGGAAATGGCGGCGTTGGCCGACAGGACGTTGATGGTCCCGCCGCTGGCCGGGTAGACCTTGAGCACCGCGTTGTCGACGTTCTTGACGACCACCATCTGCCCGGCCGCGAGGGCTGGCAAAATCACGCCCTTGGTGGCGTCGGCGCCCGTAGCAAGCGCGAACGTGGTGCCCGCCGGAATCGCTCCGGCATCGCCTTGGACGGAGCCCGCGGCGGCCACCGTGCCGGTAATCAGGCGACCCGTCGGGGCTTCGGCGAGACGAACCCGGACGTAGGAGTCGCCAGAGACAGCGGCCACGGTGGCGTAGCCCACGAAGGCCGTACCGCCGCCGTCGCCGGTCGTCGCCGCGCCGCTGGAGGCGTCGCCCGTCACCGGAGTCCCGTCGGTCTGCCAGTAGACTTCGGAGCCGACAGCGATGGCCCCGGTTTCCTTCGGGATGTCGAAGATTCCCTCAAGGGCGAGCGCCCCAAGTTCATTCGCGGCCAGGTTGACATAGAGGGGAAGCGCACGGTTGCCGATCACAACCATGTCGCCGGCGGTCTTGGCCGACCCCGGCGTGTAATCTTGCACGTCGCCGTTAGCGACGCTTTTTGCGGCAGTCTGAGCCATATCAGATTCCTTTGTATAAGACTAAGTGTGTAAATGGACGGTGCGGAGCGGCGAGCGGCCTACGTGCCGGTCGACCACGCGGCGGCGGTGGGATCTTCGAGGCCGACCCCGAAGTCGATGTAACCCCGGAACTGCATTCCGAGTTGGGCGAAGTCGGTCTCGCCCGACTGGATCGTCGGAGACTGAGCGCCGTTCAAAAACGCGACACCAAGGGCGGCACGCTCGGCGGGATCGGCGAAGAGGCCGAACCCGGTCGAGGTCTGGCCGGAGAGCGCCACGCCGTCCTGGTCGCGGATGCGGGTGTTATTGACGTACGGGCTCGACACCGGCTCGTAGAGACCCGCGAACGGGTTGCGGGCCGGCTGGAGCTTGTCGGCGGTCGTCGAGCCGACCACGACCGTTTCGTTAAACAGGTTTTCCGCCGTGGTCTTGATGGCGCTGCCCACGAGCAGAACGCGGGGCTGGATCAAGACCGGCTTGCCTTGCGAATCCACTTGGTCGTTGAACTTCGCGGCCAACGCCGCCAGCGAGGTCAGCGACAAGGCCCCGGCGCCGGTCAAGTAGTTGCCGTTGCCGCTCGTGAAGAGCGTCGAGTTGATGCTGCCCAAGAGGAGCACGTAGACCGCCTCCTCGATGCGGATCGCGGCCATGCGGCCGAGCTGCTGGGCGATCTGCAAGAACGCGCCCAGGTCGTCGTTCACCATGTCGCGGCGCGTCAAGCTGATGATCGTCCCGAAGGTGCTGAGCTGCTTGGTGAACGACGTTTCGGAGAACGACGACAGCTTCAGTTCGCCATTGGCGCCGACCTTTTTGAACGCGCCATCGGCATCCATGCGATAGAGCGTGTTGACCTTGAAGTCCGAGTGCGAGCGAACCGCCGCGATGCGGTTCCAGGTTGCGCCGACGGCCAGGTAGGACGCGAGCATCGCCTTATTGGCGGTGTTCGACAGGATGCCCGACAGGTTGACGGTCGAAAACGCGTCGAAGGTGAGCAGCTTTTGCTGGGCTTTGAACGCCGCTTCGACGAGCGATTCTTTGTCGCCGGGGTGGGCGTAAACGCCACCGGCCGAAGCGACAGTGCCGAGCAGCTTGTGAAGCGTCATGCGGCGGTAGGCCGGAGCGTCGGCGGCGGCGAGCACCTCGGGGCGGTAGGTGCGTTCGAGGTAGGCGGAGCCGACATTCGACGACGCGCGGAGGATGCCCACTTCGAGGGCTTCGGGATTGATCGCGCTGGCGGTCACGTGGATCGCCGGAGCCTCGGGACGAGCCGCTCGGCGGCATTCGAGTTCGACACGATCGCGATTCCAGCCTTGGCTCGTGGCGCTCGCCCGGATGCCAGCGAGGGCCTGCGGTTCGACGCGGCTTTCGAAGGACGCGAGCACGGCGGCGGCTTCCTGCTGGTCGCGGGCAGCGGCCATGGCTTGCGAGACGGCGGAGGCCACGATGGCGGAGACATCGACGGGCGGCGCGGCGGCCTGGATCGGCTTCGCGGGCGGAGCAGGCGGGGCCTGCTCGGCGTCGTAGGCCGCGCGGAGCGTCGCGGATTGTTCGGCGGTCAGTTGGGCGGCATCCCACCCTCGGGCTTGTAGCCATTGTTCGTACGTCATCACTGCACCTCGGTAGGATGCGGCAACCGAAGCGGCGGTCCGACCGTCCGCGCCGATGGCCACGAAAGAGACTTCTCGTAACTCGCCCGCGCGGACGATAACCGCGGGGCCGGTGAATTGGCGGCCGTTGGCCGTTGCCGTCGCGCCGGCGTCGACTTGCTCGATTCGGCTCGGCGAGACGCCGACGGACATCTGCCAGCGGAACCCGTTGGCCGCGAGGGCGGTCACTTCGCTCGCGGCTTGTCCAACGCCCGACACTTGGCCGGAGACGCGAATCGAGTCGGGGCCGATGGCCGCTACGCCGTGGCCCACGATCTGCGAGGGGTCGTGCTGATAGAGGAACGGGATGGATTCACTGGCGGCGGTCAGGCCGGCGAGGTCGATCACCACGGGCTGGCGGTAATTGGCCTTCATGGCGCCGCCGGTGTAGGCGACGCCGGCGAACTGCTTGAGCCGCTTGTCGCCAGCGTCCACGCCCATCTCGGCTTGAATCCACTCGACGGGCGCGGCGGCCAGTAGGATCGTGTTATCACGCATCTGCGGCGGTCTCCTCGTCGCTGGTGTCTTCGGCCGTGTCGTCGTCTTCGGCGTCGTCCTGCGGCCGCTGCGGGCCTGCGGATTGATTCTCGGCCGGGGCTCCGCCCGCCGCGAAAATGCGCTGTCGCAGGAGCCGCTGGTACTCGGGGACGGTCACGCCCAGGGCGCGGGCCGCGCGGGCAAATTCGGCTTCCCAGCGGCGACCACGGATGGCGAGTTCGGAGGGGAGCGAGGTCAGCCCGTTGGCAAGGTCGATCTGGGTGGCCTCGGCTTCGAGACGCGGGTCGACGTGCAGGAATGGCGGCCAGTCCCACGAGGATCGCAGCGGGCCGTCGGGACGGCCGGCGAATAGGCCGTCGGTCAAGAGTGCCTCATCCAGCCACGTCGCGAACAGGCGGTCGAGGATGGCGCGCTCGCAGGCCACGCGGTCGACGCCGATCGCGCGGTGGTAGGTCTGATGGTCGAGGCGGCCGGACGAATAGTTGAGCTTCGAGGAGTCGCCGACCGCGATCGAGTAGGGCATGTCGAGGCATCGGGCGATTTCGCGGAGCACGGTCGAAGCGAATGCGTCGTGCGTCGTCGTGGGCTGCTCGGCCTTGAGCTGCTGCACGTCCCAGCCGTCGGGCAAGGTCATCATCGTGTTACGTTGCAAATCGATCAGGTCATACGGATCGACGCTCGCGGGATTGATGGCGGGGCTTGTCGTCTTAAGGAACAGGCTCATCATCGCCGCGACTTCGGCGCTCGTGAGGACGGCCAGCGTGTAGCGGCGGAGGATCGCGTAGAGCGGCAGGGCGGGCGTAATCTCGGGAATGCCACGGCGCTGGCCTGGGCGGTCGGCGCGGAACCAATGCAGAACGAATTCGGCGCTAACGTCGCGGTAGGTCGGCGCCGTGTAGAAGATTTCGCCGGGGTGGTCGTCGAGGATCGTGTACGTGGTCGGGTTTCCGGCCGCGTCGTACGTGATTCCGTCATTGTATCGCCGCTGAATCTCGCCGCCCGGATAGCTCGACGGGCCGGTCGAGTAGCCCACGAGTCGCGGGTCGGTCACGCGATCACACTCGATCGGCACGATGTCGAGCTTGACGGCGTTCTGGATCGCGGGGTTCGTCGTGAGGAGCCCGAACACCTCGCCATCGCGGGCGCGGGCCTCGCGCATCGTGCGGAGCTTGCCGGCCATGTCGACGGCTTCGGACCACTCGCCAAAACGGTCTTCGCACTCGCGGGCGAAGTCCGTGTCCTGGTCGATCGCGAGCGTCGGGCCGGTGCCCACGCAGTGATAGGCGAGCGTCCGCACCATGCCGTTGGCGTAGCTGTTGTTCGCGGTCTCGTATCGGCTGCGGCGGCGAAGCGTATCGCGGACCGCTCGGGAGTTGGCGCTCGCGGCGGATAGGTTATCGGCGGCGGCCCAATGGTTCTTCGTGTCTTGGCTGAGGCCGGCGGCATCGTAGCGGGCGAGCAGCTGGGCCACGGCGGCCGCGCGGGCTTCGCGGGCGTCAACCTTCGCTCGTGCGGATTGTCGGTCGCCGAAGAGCCAGCGGAGCATCATTGCGCCCCCGGGGGGACGAGACGCGACAGCAGGACGCGCGGAGACTGAGCGGCGGCGGCCTTGGCGGCGAGGTACTTGTCGGCCTCGATCACCTCGGCCACGGTACGCGCCTTGACGCGCTGGTCGCCGTTTTGCACTTCGGCGGGCGAGGTGGCGGCGCTCGTGATTTCGGAAGAAAGATCGCTCATGCCCGTCACGATATCGACGGGCGGCGAGAGGTAAACGCGGTCAGGCTACAGGTGGCCTAATCATCGCCGAATAGCGACCGCGTGCGGGGCTTGGCCGGTTCGCCGACGGGCAAGCAATGCGGCGACGCCCACAGCCTTTCGCGCTTCTGCTGGTGGCCGCCCTTCGACTTGTCCTTGCGCACGTTGCCCATGCCGCCCTGTAGATGACCGGCCGCGAACCACTCGTGGACCGTCCAGCCGTGCTGCTCTAGTTCGGCGTGTTCGGTGTCGTACCCCGCAAGCACGATCCGGTTGAGCGGGTTCGCGCCGTTCTTCGCGCACCACTCGCGCACGTCGTGGGCGACTGAGCCGGATTCCATCGCATAGAGGGTCATATTGCGCCCGGCTTCGGCCGAGTAGGGCGGGTCGAGAAAAAACGCGCACGGGCCGTGCCCCTGGCGTATCGGCAGCGTGTGG